TATCGTTCTGACGTTCTTAGTTGCCTGTTTTGAAACAGCCTCCTTAACGTCGTCAGGGAATCGCAAGGTCATCGTTTCGCTTTTGCTAGTCATCGTTTCCTCTGTGTTTCGATGTGTGTATTGTGTGCGATTTTGTGTTCTGTGTCAATAGGAATTAGCACAGGTTTTGTGGCTCTTTTACAAAGGTTCCGTCCGGCATCAATGTGCCCTTGCGGTCTTTGATCTGGTCATACGCTTTGGCTAGGCACTGCACCGCACTTGTCTCGCGCAGTGTGCAATAGTTGATAAGACAGACAAGCACGTCGCCTACTGCGTCTTCAATAGCTGCTTGGTCGCGCTTTCCTTCCGCATCGCATAGTTCGCCAATCTCGCTAACCGCCTTGAGCAGCTGGCTTGTAGGAGTTGCATTTGGGATGATCTTGCGGGCCTCGGCCCAGCGGATCACCTTGAGTTCTAAGTCGTTCCAGCTCATACAATCTCTTTCAAATAGTCTTCTGTTACGCATTGGCTGATGCACTCAATTCGCTGTAGTGCGACTTGCAACGCAAAACGTAGATCATCAATTTCCTCTTGCATTCGTTTCTGAATCGTCGTGTTACTAACAATGCCGGCGTGTATGTCGCAGCGCTCTACCCATGTTGGGATGTGCTTGCGCGGAGCGCGTCTTTGATTGCTTGTCATTCCATGCCCCTTACCGCTCATGCTTGCACCTCAACCTTAAACGGCGAATTAGGCGCCCACTCAGCAGCCCATATGTCGCCCTTAGACAATTCGCTGATGACGATATCAGCCACGTCAATGCAGCGTTGGCGAGCCCTGAAAACGTCATGATCCACACCAAACGGAGCGCTCGGAAGATCAAGTGGCAATTCGCGCTTGATGAATTCTTGATAAATCGCGTACTGATCAACGGAATGCTTGAGCGGGTTCCAAACTGGCAACAAACTAAAAGACGACCAATTTGGCAATTCAATAGGTTCATCCCCTTCGACAACCAACCCAATTCCTTCGCAATAAGTGCCAGATTCAATGCCGAAAAAAAACGCAGTCATCTCGATAAGTTCACGGTCTGTGAATGCGTCGGCCCCGCGCCATGTTTTTGCCAAGCTCATTTCTTCTCCCCTTCCATCATCGCGCCTGGTTCATACACGTTCAGGCGCTCGATCAGTCGCATGCAATGGTCTTTCCAAAATTTGGAAACACTGGCTTGACCCTGCGAGGCGATCTCCAAGTCAAAGCAAGCAGTCCGAAGCTCGCTTATCTCGGCAAGCATGCAATCTCTGACAAGCTCTTCCGACCATTCGCAACCATCGTCCAAACGCTCTTTGAGCCTGTCAGTATTGCTGGCAATCGTGTGATGCTTCACGTAGTCCTCGCTGTGCGTGCGTTACTGAATGTAAAGCATTCTATCACACTCGCACAGCAAGTCAACACAAAAGAGCACACTAGAACGGGATATCGTCATCCATGTCTGCAATATCTGCTGACTTGCTTTGACTTTTTGACGGGGCGGATTGGTCAGAGAGTGACTTGCTAAGCAGCTTCAATGACTCGGCGCGAATCTCTGTAATGTGCTTTTCCACGCCATCTTTGTCCTGATACTTTTTGTGCATGATCTTGCCGCTCACATAGACAAGAGTGCCTTTTTTTACAAACTGCTGGACAATTTCTGCCAATTTTCCAAACAGCACGATCCGATGCCATTCTGTGGCCTCGCGTTTTTCACCCGTTGCCTTGTCCTTCCACTTCTCAGTGGTAGCGATTGACAATGCAGCCACAGGGTCGCCGTTTGGCAGTGCCCGCACATCAGGCTCGCGTCCGACGTGTCCAATAATTTGCGCTTGATTTAGCATGTGATCCCTCTCGTGTTAAGAAAATCGATTGTTTTAGACACGTCGTCCAAGAAGACGATGACCGCCTCGGTGTACTGATCAATCAATGACTGATCGCGCTCGACTCTGATGGTCTCAAGCATTAAGTGATCGGGCAGACGCGGGTCAAAGCTCACAAAGTCAACCCACTTCCGGCCAGTGCATGCCATCTGCCATTGCATCTGCGGTATGTACTTCGACGGCGCTTTTTTGCTTGTCAGCGTTTCAATGTGCGTCTTTGTCTCCGGGCACTTGATCTCGATTAGCCCATCATCGCCAACCAGGCCATCGGGGCTTGCGCCAGCCATTGCGATGGTCGGATGGTCAACAAAGCCGACCTCTGTCACGATTAGCCCGGTTTCCGTCTCATATGCCGACCTAGCCATCTGCTCGCAATCAATGCCCCATTGCATAGCAGCAGACGTAAAGCCTGGCGTGCTTTTGCCTGTCAGACGCTCGGCCACTAGCTCAATGCGGTAGTTAGATCGCGCTGCCGCCTCGCCGGTTTTGATCGTTGCCAGCACATCAGACAACCGGCTGGCCGTAACTTTGCCAAGCCGGGCCGCGTACCATTCTTCGGTCCTCTGGTCCATTATTCAGCCACCTTTTGCGCAGCGGCTTTCAGGGATGCGCCGTGCTTTTGCCAAAACGCTGCTTTTTCCGGGCTCTTAGCAAGCTTGCCAAAAGCCGCTGCTAATGCCTCTTGCCCAGCCAAAGCAGCCTCGCGCAAGCCCGGCAGGTGCTCGGCTTCGTAGGCGTCCATGTCGATCACCGGCGCACGCTGCACTACATGCGTCACTGCGTCGGCATCGTTATCGCCCTCGGTCGGGATGCAGAACGTTTGAAAGGCCGCATATTTGTAAGCCGCTGACATAGCCTTATTTGTAGCTTTGTCTGCGCTATCCATTGCTTCGCCGTAAGTCTTGACAGTGTGCTTGCTGCCGTCGTGACTAGAGACAAAGTCAAACTCTGCCTCTACCACGACCGAGAACAACACTCCGCCCTTGGCACTTGCACGCTCGGTCAACTCACGCGACAAGATGCGCGGCAGTATCACCAGGCCATGCTTAGCCATAACCGGTGCCAGTGCGTTGTAAACGTCGTCAATCCCGCGGAATGAGTAACCCTGCTGCTGATTCTTGCGACTCTTGCTGATGCCATCCTGAGCAATCTCAGACGATACGGCCGCGATTAACTGGTAAACAGTCTTTGTCATGCTCGCCTCATTTTGTGGTGTTTTGTGAGTATACGCCACTATCCACGGCAATGCAAGTTATCTTTACAGATTGTGCCCAAACCGTTATAGTGCGATTGTCAAAAAATGGGGCAAGTTATGAACCAAACAAACCAGGCGGAGACGCCGATCATGCGCGCTGTCAGGATCGCAGGCGGGGCGGCGCAACTGGCCAGGATGATGACGATTTACGGCCCGGAGGGGCTTACGCGAATGTCTATCTATCTTTGGATGAAGCCAGGGAAGAAGGTCCCGGCTGAGTATTGCCCGGATATTGAGCGGCTAACGGGAGTGCTTTGCGAAGACTTGCGGCCTGATGTGAACTGGGGATTCCTGCGGGGCACGCGTCGCGTCACACGGTCTAGCAAAATAGACAGGACTAGCGTATAGTGTAGGCGGCGCCGTGAGAAGCGCAAAAGGCTGGTATCAATGAAAGTCTCCATTGGGGACGGTCTTAGATACCGTTTTCATCACTCTATGAGTGCACCGGCCCGGTAATTCTCACACTAGGGCCGTCCACCAGTGGAGATTCAGTTGAATTACTACCCATTTCACATTGGCGATTACGCAAGCGCCACTAGGCATTTAAGTTGGGACGAGGACGCCGCCTACAGGCGTTTGCTCGATATCTACTACACAACAGAGAAGCCTCTCCCTTTAGAGATGAGGGCGATATTTCGGCTTGCGCTGGCCTCGACCGAGTCGCAGAGAGAGGCGATTGCAACGGTGGTCAACGAGTTCTTCGAACTCACCGAGGAAGGCTGGGTAAACAGTCGCGCTGATGCCGAAATAGCAGCAATGCGTGACAAGCAACAAAAGCAAAGGGACAAGGCAAACAAGCGGTGGCATAAGCCAGAGGCAGAACGCGGCATTGCATCGGCAGTGCCGCAGCATGTTGATTGCGATGCCGTGG